CATATCAACTCCCAAAAAACGCGGCCACAAGTGGGTCGCGTTTCACGACCCGTCTTTTCTGTCTACGTCTGGCAGCGTCAAAGTCTTTGTCGTCTGCACTCATTTTCTCGCGGTACTTTTTGATGCGCTCTGAGCCTGGCACTGGCCCAGGCGCTATGGCATCAACACCCTCCCCCCAAGACCACAGAGGCCGCCACTGGCCATTTGCATGGACCTTGGTGTGTCCTGAGATGTGGACCAGCTCATGGCGGTGCAAGTCAAACAGGATTCGCGCTGCACTGCGCCTGGCACAAAAGCACAGCTTGGCCAAGTCCACATCAGAGAGATTGCTTTTCTTCTGGAGCGCTGCCTCAATGGCAGGCTCTACACGGGGTTTTAAGCCTCTGGCCATGTGTTGGTCTCCATTCGGGTTTTCAAGCGCTCCAGCATCGTTTTGACCACGAATGCACGGGCTTTGACTTCAGGGCAAACAGCGTGACCATAAGCCTCTGGATGAAGTAGGTCATTGACCAGGTCGAGGCAGGCATCGATGGCGGGTGGGAGGTCATTTGTCATTTAATGTTTTCCATGCTTTCTCGGCAACTACTGGGACTTGTCCATTGCCAATGGCTTTAAGTCGGTCCATCCTATTGGCCATCCCATCATCCATTCTGAGAAATTCGGTGGCAAGGCTTTTCCAGTCATCAAACGAAACGCATCCCTCAGATTTGCTCCAAACTCTGTCCCACTGGTCAGACTGGTCCGAATAAATCTTCTGTTTCGGTGTTCGATTCCATTCACTTTCCCAGTCATCCAGTCTGTCGCGGTTGGAGTGGGCAACCAGCCAAATTCTGTCCCGCCTATGCGCTGCACCAGTGAGGTCTGCACCCAGCACTCCCCACTTTGCATCAAACCCCATTTGGGCCAAGTCCCCGAGAACAACTCCAAGTCCCCGAGAAGTGAGCATTGGTGAGTTTTCCACGAACACGAATCTTGGTCCCACCTCGCTAATGATTCTGGCCATGTGTTTCCACATTGAACTTCTGGCCGCTGTAATCCCTCCTCCCCCCCCCGCGGCTGAGATGTCTTGGCATGGAAAGCCGCCAGATACGACATCAACAATGCCTCGCCATGGGTGGCCGTCAAAGGTTTGTACGTCATCCCAAATCGGGAAAGGCGGGAGAAGGCCGTCATTTTGTCTGGCGCACAATACGCTTGCGGGATAGGGTTCCCACTCGACTGCGCAGACTGTGCGCCATCCAAGGAGATGCCCTCCGAGTATTCCTCCACCAGCGCCTGCGAAAAGAGCCAGCTCATTCATCACCATCCTTAAACTTCTCCAGCGCAGTCACTTCAATGTGGTCCACCATGGACTGCAAGATCATGTGGGCAATGTCCACATCAGTGCCAGCGATGTATGCATTGTTGAGGGTCATGCACTCTTCAATATCAGGCTCATAGGGCGCACCATAAGAGTCTCTGTAGCCTTTCTCTTCTGGGCTGTATTCCAGAAAGCAGACCAGATCAACGTCTTCAACTGAGCATTCAAACTGGAACAAGTCTTTGGGGCAGGCGGGTGTGGCTGGGTAGTTCATGCTGACCACCATGCCACCAAGAGTGCAGCCATGCCAACGCCAATGGCAATGGCGGTCAAATAATCCAAGAGGGTTTCGGTTTGCGGTTTCATCGGTTTCTTTCGTTTAAGTTAGACAGTAGTAACATTCTAAGACACAATTAAATTATGTTGCAAGAACTATTCTGTCCATGTTGTTTTTATACATAAAGCGCAATTAGAATGCGACCATGCAATCAATTCACGACATTAAAGCCAAGGCCAAGGCTCACAAGATCACCATGGCTGCGGTGTGCAATGAGGCTGGCATCCAACAGTCCCAGGTGAGCCGGTGGCTCAGTGGAACTGTGGAGCCATTGTGGACATCAGTCAATCAATTGCACTTGGCCCTTGAGAAACTGATCGACAGATCACCAGTCGCTATCGACTGACTCGGCCACTGGTGCAGAGCCTTTGCCGGCCACCACGCCAAAGTCACTGGCTGCACTTGGCTTTGCACCACCAAGCGAGTCACCCTTTGACAAAAGCATGATGTTGTTGAGACCATACGACACACCCTTGTTGCCTGCTTGGTCATAAGCATAGGCATTCAAGCTCACTCGGCCATAGTCGCCAGAGACGATGTCTTGTGATCCAAGAATGTCATGGCCATGGGCATCCACTGCACCAGGCTTGTTGGTGCTTTTGGTGTTGAAAAAGTAATGGCCTGCATACTCAGCCCCTAGTGGTGATCCATCAGATTTCACTTCAGTGTCGCCATCACGCAAGGGATTGCGAACAGTTTTGGGAATCTTGTCCCCAAACTTAGCGGTCAATGCGGCCTTGGCTGCCGCTTTCAATTGGTTCACAGTGTCAAGGTCTGTTTTTGGGACAAGCACTTGCGTTGAGAACTCTTCTTTGCCGTTCATTTCATTCTTACGAGCAGTCAATGCTGAGAAATAAGAAAAACGAACTCTTCCGGTTACGACTCTAGTAGACATGGTTTTTTCCTTTTAAGGGTTTACAGGGTTTCACGATTAAATCGTTTTCTGCGTTTGCAGAAATTGCACTTTAGCACAAATCGTATATGATGCAAACAACTTAAAACGAGGAAACCGAAATGCAGTTATTCCCCCATCAGCAAGAGGCCAAGCTCTTCTTGCTGTCCAGGCGCAGGGCCATACTGGCCGACCAGCCCCGAGTTGGTAAGACGCTACCCACAGCAGCTGCTGCACTTGAAAACCTACCGGCCCTCATCGTCTGCCCAGCCATTGCAAAGACAGTCTGGGAGGCGGCTTTCAGCAAGCTCGCACCCAATGTCTCAGTGAATGTGGTCAATGGAAAACGCGAGGCTTCAGAGGTAAATTCAGCAGATATCACCATCATCAACTATGACGTTCTGCAATACGCACAAACGAATGTGGACAGATATAACACTCTGGTTTTGGATGAGTGCCATAGGATTAAGAATCCAAAAGCGCAAAGGACCAAGGCTGCCATGCTGGCCATGAAGAAGATTGATTGCGTCTATGCACTCAGTGGAACACCAATACCCAACCGGCCCATTGAGCTGTGGCCCATCTTGCACGGCCTTGGCATCTACAGAGGCGGCTGGTTTGACTTTGCAGCCCGTTACGCAAAGATGTGGTCGGCCCCCTGGGGCTTGGATACATCAGGCGCGTCAAATCTGCCAGAACTCAAGGCGCTCATGTTGCCCCATGTGCTGCGCAGAAAGAAAGAAGACATCTTCAAAGACTACAAAGAGCCGCAGGTCAGCCTGATCACCTTTGATCTGGCCAACGACAAACGCGAGCAAAGTTTTGATGCCGATGCCTTGATGGCAAACCCCAATGCCTTGCTGGCCTTTGAGGGTCTGGCCGAGATCATGCGGGAAGCTGGTATGCGCAAGGTCCAATACGCTGCCGACTTCATCGATGACCTCTTGCAGGCTAACGAGCCAGTGGTGGTGTTTGCGCACCACAAGGATGTGGTCCAAGCCCTGCAAGATGAACTCAAGGTCCACAAGCCCGTGATCGTGGTGGGTGATACCGCACGGGCCAAGCGCGATAAAGCCATTGCAGATTTCCAGTCTGGCCAGACCAAATGCATCATTGGCAACATTGCTGCAATGTCTGAAGGTGTGGACCTATCTGCTGCCGACACGATTGTCTTTGTCGAATGCACTTGGTCCACATCAGCCCTAGAGCAAGCATCAAGCAGGGTCGAGAACATCAACAAATCAGGCATCCCCCCTGTCATTTATATCTTGACCATCAAGGCCAGCTTGGACCATACAGTCTTGGCCAAGGTGCTGAAGAAATTAAATATCGTCAACCAAATCATTTAACCCTTGGAGAAACCATGCAACATGAAACCCGAAAACACGCCCGACTCTCAGCATCCCGCACAGACAGATTTATGCAATGCCCAGGCTCATACCGCCTCGAATCCCTCATGCCCTATGAGCCAGCCGGTGAAGCCGCTGCCATTGGCACAGCAATCCATGAACTCTCTGAGATTATTCTCTCAGGCCGTGCAGTCCCTGCCGACACCGACAAAGATCATCTGGCCATGGCCCAAGGCTATGCAGACTTTGTCAACACTCTGGTCGAGAATCCGAGGAAAAAGCTCATCGAAGTCAACCTAGATGAAGGCTTGAAGTCCCTGCACCCAGCGCTTGGCGGCACGGCTGATGCCATTCTGGTCGATGGCAACCATCTTCATGTCATTGATCTGAAGACTGGCCGTGTGGCCGTGGAGGCCCAAGACAACAAGCAGCTGCTTACCTATGCCCTTGGTGCGATGCGCCAGCTCAAAGCGCCAAACACCATCGAATGCACCATGCACATCTACCAGCCGCGAGTCGGCCACAGCAAGTGGACAGTGTCTGGCCTGCGTCTGGAGCTGCACGGCAGGCGCTTGCAGTCGGCAGCCGAGCTGGCGCTCACAGCCGATGCACCCACAAGCCCCTCTCCCGATGCCTGCCGGTATTGCAAGGCCAAGACCATTTGCCCATCCATGCGCGAGAAGGTCCAAGAGACCGCTAGGAGCGATTTCAAGCCTGACACCACTGTTACCCCTGAGATGCTCGATGACGCGGCTCTGGTGACCGCATGGGCCGATGCCGTGCAGTCTGCTGCCAAAGAGCAATTGGTTAACGGCAAATCAATTCAAGGCTGGACCATGCGTGTGGGCCGCAAGACAAAGTTTTGGAAGGATGAGAAGCTGGTCCAAGAAGCATTCAAAGATATGCTGATCGCGTGGGAACTGAAAAGCCCCAGTGCTGTCTTAAAACTTGGTGTCGAAGTGAGCGAAGACCTAGTCGGTGAGAAGGTCGCTGCTTCTAGTTTGGTGAGGAGCAAAGAATGAACAGAAAAGACATTATTCGCATGGCACGGGAGGCGGGTTGCATTGAATCTGCGATTCCTGATTGGGTAATTCGCACTTGCGCCCTTGTCGCTTCTGCCGAGCGTGAGGCGTGTGCAAAGTTGTGTGATGCGTTTCAAGCCCGTGATGTTGGTATGCAACCCGCAGAATGTGCAGGCGCAATCCGAGCAAGGTCCAAGGAATAGAATCCTTTTTCCTGCCAAAAGAAAAGACCTGATAGCGCGTAAACACTATCAGGTCAAAAGTCAACTCAATGGCAACCTACAAATGAAACCCCAACTTAAAGGAATTTCAGTGACCATTCTAATCCCGAGTGGTATAGTATTTGAAGCCACGGCTAGGGTAGCTCCCGAAAAGCAGACTGAATCACTGCCTGCCGATGCGCTTTCA